GTGTGTTAGTTTTCCTTTTTCACTTGAAAAAATAACGATGGATTTATTGATTCCACTGCCTTGAGATTCAGCAACGAATGAATCAGCAAAAGGTTTCGAACCACCACTTCTAGGTGCATTCGATTTTATATATTTCACAATTTCTTCTGCTGTTTCATCTAGTTTCTTCTCAAGTCTAAGAATTACTTCTTGTGCATAATCACTTATCATGTTGGAGATGACATCGCCAAGATCATCAAGCGTAATCAATGATATCACTCTTTCTGATATTGGTTTTACTTAAATAAAGTTCGATAAACTGTCCAATTTGATACGTTCGCTCAATTTTATAGATATCACCATCGATATCTGCGTACTGACTCTGATTAAAAAGAAAACTCTGAATTTTGAGAGCTATATCTATCTTGATATCAGACCTCTTACTTTCATAATATTCATTGGATGTGATACTGAAATTAATACCAATGACTTCTTTTGATGATTGTAATTGAAAGTTTATTGTACCTATTGAGTTGTGTATTTGATTCAAAGTTAACAATTTCAATCTAATGTTTGGTGAGTTAGGATACACTTTCATCTGCTCCTTTTGTTAGCGCAATTTGTCCCACTAACATGTCAAATGTTTTAGGTAGTTCTTTTGCACTCCCATCATTCTTAAATCCAAAGAATGTCTTCACATAAATAATGATGATCGTACTTACCATTGGGTTTGTTTCGTCATTAATATAAGATGGATTGATCCCACAGCTCGTCAGGTATGCTTTGCAGCTACTTATGTGAGTGGATAACTCATCGTCAGCATATGTTTCTGATAGTGGTATAAGTAGTGCTTTTTTTACAATGTCTAGTATGGCCATGAGATCAATCCTTTCTTTACGATTTAATGACTAGCTTCAGTTATTAGGCTGCAGCTTTCTTTTTAATACGAAGGAATCCGTTGTAGCCGACTACATTACCACCAGTGAATACTGATGCTTTGTAGCTGATGATTCCATCTTTGAATTTGTAATCTGTAGACTTACCAATTTCAACCGGTGAGAATACTGGAACTTCATAGTTCTTAAGTGCACCATACGCGATACCGTATTCACCAGCTGCAGTATTACTATCTGAAATAGCTTTACAATGCGAATTGATGATGTAAGGAATGCCGTCAATAGTCTTGTTCACATAATCAATTGTATGAACCTTACGACCTTCTTGAGTCTTAAGACCAGCGAAAGCACGTAAGTCGTTCTTATTCAAGATAAGGACTGCTCCACCTTCAATTTCCTCATCTCCGCCATAAGCAAAGACAATATCATCAAGTGTGGAATCGGTAATCGCTTCAATTTCGAGTGGGGCTTTATCAGCAAGTGCCACAGCTGCATCACTAAAGATACCTGTGAAGGTATTAGTCGTACCTGCACCACGCAAGATTTGTTCGCTGATTTTCTTTTTAAGTGAAATGTTGATGTTACGTAACACTTCCGCTTGATAAGGAATCGCAGGTAGTTTTTCAAGTTCTTCTGTGATTTCTGTGTAAGCAGTAATCTTCACCTTTGAAATAGTTAAATAACCAAATGCTGGTTCTGTTTCACTATAAGGTTGCCCTTCAAGAGTCGTTCCAGCGATACCATTACTTTTAATAAACGATTTCTTGTACGTCTCTCCACCATTAAGGTTGATTACATTAACACGATCTACAAGCGATGAAACTTGAGCGAATGGTACTGGTGCTAATCCAGAAGCAGTATGTTCTGGGAGTAAGATCTCTTCACTCGATACTTGGATCACACGATTTTCACGCAAACTCGCAGCACGCTTTTCTAGTTTTTCTTTATCGATTTGCGTTCTGTTGTCGATGATGATCGGCTTGATTTCTGCTTTGCTTGCAATCGCCATTTTCTTATCAATCACACTGCGTTCTTCTTGAAGTTCACTCGTTTCAGTTTCGAGTGCTTCAAGTTTGGTAATATCTGTTTCATTATCGACAAGACCTCTGATTTCAGTCAGTCTCGATTCGATTTCTTTTCGTCTTAATTCTAAATTCATGATTTCTTTCTCCTTTTAGATTTGAGTTTTTATTTTGATACGCTTTTTGATAATGCTTGATTTTTGTTCTTGCTCTGCTAACTCCATAGCCTTTAGTTCTAACTCCATAGATTCTAAAGAACGAGCATATATAGAAGTTGCATCGTATGCAGGTGTATCCACAACCGACACATCATACAAGCGTTCTATCTTAGTAATGGTTCTTTTTGGAATTCTACCTTCACGATTCCATACTTGTTCATCAACCGTAAAAGCAAAACTCATCTTATCTAGCAAACCACTTCTTACCATCTTATAGATGTCTTGATTCGTATTGGTATCCAATAATTCTGCACGAACCTTAAGTCCAATACTATCTACCGTAAGTGATAAAGATTGATTCTTAGTTCTGGCAATAATTAAAAAGGAGTCCATATGATTATATTTCATAGGAACATCCTTCATTTTCGTATCACGTAGTGCTCTTGAATCAATTTCTTCTATGAAGCCGTATTCTTCATCACCGATTAAAGTTTCATTATGAAAGACTAATGCATAGCCTTCTAATATCATTTTGTCCTCTTCTTCATGAAGGGTGACATCAGCAAGTCTAGTTTCCTTGATCATTATGTCTGACCTCTACTTTCTTTGTTTTGGGTGTTACTTGTTTTTGATATTCATATTCAAGCTCTGAGTCTTTGTAAAACAAGGACTCTAGCTTTTCCTTTTTACAATAATCATCAATGATAATTGTTTTTGCTTTTTGTGTTTCCAGAATGACTTTTAAAGCATCTTCTGATATTTTTCCATTAACTGTTATTTTCATCTATAGGTTCCTCCGCTCCTACTTGATATTGATTTGCTTTATCGGCATCAACAAAGTTTAGTGATTGAAGTCGTTTGTTTCCACCTTCGATAGGTTCAAGTCCTAATAAAGCTCTTGATTCATTTAGGGACATAATCCCTAAGCTCACGAGTTTTTCAATGGCTGTAACTTTGGTGTTCCATGAAGCGTATTGTAATCTCTCACTATAAAAAATAATTTCCTCTCCACGTTCCAATTGTTTTTCAGTTAAAAGCCCAATAGAAAAAGCCTCGCTAAGTTGAATAGCTAAAGGCTCTATGGTTGATTCATAAAAAGAATTAAATTCTTCTTCTGTATATTTGCTTGTAAAGATTGGCACTGACACACCAAAGTAATCTAATATCTTAGCTTGTAAGAATTCCAGTGTATCTTTATCGATGAGCTTAGGATCAACAGATAATGGAATGTATTCACTCTTTAAATCAATCGGAATGATGGAACTTCCTTTAAATGTTATCGAATCATTGAGTGCTGCATCAAATAGTTCTCGTTGTTTTTTCTTATCAATCTCTGATAACATCCCATTCATCTTAAGAATACCTTTGATCTGCATTGAAGATTTAATCGCATTATCTATTCCTTGAAGTAAACTATCATTTATAGATATCGTTTTAAGAATTGCTTCGTGATCTCCTGTTGATCCATTACCACCAAAGATATCATTTTGTCCGAAATGGCGTCTTAAATGAATGATATTATCATATGGTAAAATATATGACTCTCCATTATCAAACAACAGCTTAATGAAATATGTATCTGAACCATCAATAATCATTTCAACTGTGACAGGTCTAAGTGGATAAATACCTTTGAGCTCTCCAGTATCCTTATCAAACTTTGGATAAATGAATGCATTATCATTTAGCAAAAGTAATGTGATAGTTTTGTAAATAAAATCATATGGTGTCATGATTTCGTTTGGCTTATACTTCAAAAGAAAAGACAGTCGACCCTTTTTCTCGGTTACTGTCTTGTCATTTTCGGTTTTAATAAATCTTGGTTTAAGTTTTGCACATTGGCTAGCGACTCGATCAATACAGATCTTTACCACATCACTTTTTGAAATGTTTGTTCCAAAGGGTGTATAAAATGTATTTAAATTACTAATTAACTGGAGTGCATCAAATGATCCAGTTTTTTGCTTTCTTTTAATAAGACCCATCATGCACCTCCTAGATCATATTTTCATAATCTGTTTTGTATCGGTTTAAAATAACATAAGCAATGATTAACGCTACAGTCCCATCAATACGTTTATACTTTGAGTTCAATTTTGATGGTTGAATGTTTCCATTCAAATCCACTTTAGCTTGTGTATTCGATAAGCACCATTTCAAGATTGGATTGTTGTTGTAGTTCACCAAGTTGTTCTTTAAATCTGCTTCCAGGATTTTCATGGGTTCAGATAACGAGTAGATACCTTGTCTTACTTTATCCATATTAAATCCTAAGTCTTCCATTTCTTTTATCCAATACTGTGAATTCCACGGGTCATATCCAACCCATAAAGGCCTGATACCATAGGTTTGTATCATTTTCATGAACCACTGAGTCACCAAACTAAAATCGTTTTGATTGCCTTCAGTTAAAGTTATAAAACCTTTCTTTATCCAAATATCATATGGAACATTATCTTCTTTGATTCTTTTTTCTACTACTTCACTTGGCATAAAGAAATGTGGAACAATATATTTTTTATTACTATCTCTTTTTTGGATAACTAAAACCGCTGCAGTTAAATCAGTAGTTGATGATAAATCAACACCACCTATTGCATATGAATCTCTTAGTTCATCTATTGAGTAGGTTTCTTCATTGTTTAGATCATCAAACGATAACCACGATCCACTATCTGCTTGCTTGATATTAAAATCCTTACAAAGCATGGTAACTCTTGTGGACAGATCATGTTTAGATTTATTCATCACATCTTCCAAGTAATGGTTTAATTTTACTACACCAATACTGGGATTTGATTTTTGCCATGTTGCCTGATCTTCATATATTTCTTTGGTTGAGTCTTGCGTGTATAACCAGGGTAGGACTCTTTCATCATGAATCTCACCTTTGAGCATCTTACGTGCATAGTCTAGTTTGCTATCTAAAAAACCACCGATAGTTGTCCCTTCAGTGGTTATGATAAATATAAGAGGTTCTTTTTTAGTTGATTGTGATTGCTTAATCGCATCGTATACTTTGGAATCTGTCATCTCGTGAACTTCATCAATACAACCAACCTCGATATTGTACCCATCCTTATTTCTGGATTGAGCTGATAATTTCTTGATCTTGTTCTTTGTTTTTGGTGAGTAGATATGAAAGATATTCTTTTTACTTCTTGTCTCT